ACATTGTACCGTATTCTCCTTCGTCACTTAAACCAACGTGCCTGTCTATGTACATTTCAATAGCAGCAGCATGCGCTTGTTTTATATCCTCACTTGAATTTGGTATTCCACCTATTTCTTTCTCAGTCACAGATAACTTGTTCCATAACTTATCTGGTCTGTTCATAGAGTAACCCCTATAACCTCTTCTTTTAAAGTAATACAAAAGCCTCGGCTTGTTATTTTCACACAACAAAGGCATCCCGTAAAACACGCATGCCATAAGAACATCTTCAAAAAACATTTCAGCGGTTTGAGGTCTTGCTACATACTCTAAAAAGAAAGTACTTGGCGGAGCGTCTTCCATACTAAATTTGGTTAAACCGTGCAAAGCACCTTTTGATCCTCTTCCGTCAGTTGTACCGGATATATCGTAACTATCACAACCAAAAGCGCCCATGTGCTCATTGCCAGGATGTTTAACGCCATTCTTGATTACTTGCCTGTTTTGTATATTATACGCAGGTGTCCAAGAAATTAAAAATCTCCCCTGAGGATTTGGTGTAAATATTACCTTGGTATCTTTAACACCGTTTTCCCAATGAAAACTACCTTTAGTTAATACATTGCTGTTCCTTAGATCTTCGTTGTAATCTATTTGCTCGTATATTTTTGCTAAATTAAATATACTATTTTTTGTTTCATCTCTAAAAGCGTGCTCCTCTGTTCTAGGGAATTGTCGGTAAAACTCATTTAGAGCGTCCTGGTCGCCTTTTAATCCTTCAACCTCATTATTCCAGTGCTCTATAACCCCGACGTCTATAACGTCTCCGTGTGGATCCACAGTGCCTTCTGACGGCGTATTAAATACAGCGTGCCCATATTCATCTATAAAGCCTTCGTAATTCCATTCCATAGGAATAAACAAAGAGTACAATCCAGATCTAGTTTGACCGTTGGCATTTCTCTTAGTTACGTCTGAGCTATTATATAGCTTTTTAAAATTCTCTCCTCCTTTATCTAATGCGTTTGATGTTGATCCCATCATGCACTTACCAATAATACGACTACCTAATCTTAATGTTGTTTTCGTGACTCTCCAGTTGTTGAGGATGTTGTTCGGCCTCTCCCATTTACCGCTCTCATCGTGGACGAGGAGTTTAAGTTTCTCCCCATCGTACGCGTTGTCCCCTGTGTTCTTCCAGTCAATGGTGGTATCGAGACCTGCGAGCGATTCCGTCTTGTCATTCGAATCGAGTCTGCGTCGTGTGAATTTGGATGCGGGTACTCGGTATGCGAGTTCTGTCTTGGGACGGTCCATTCCGTCTTGTATTGGTTTGAAAAAGAATGGGTAGTTAACAGATATGGGTACAACCTTATCGGTGAACATTTTCTTCGCATCGGCCCCAGATTTGGACAATATTCCAATCCGTGCATCGCTTGATATGGTTGCGAGATTAACGGTCTCCCCTGACCCCATGAACGAAAAACCCGAACGTCTGTTCTTAAGATAACACATACCATAACATCTTCTGTCGGCTTTACAAGCTTCCCAGAATATGAAGAATAATCTGTTTGATTCTCTAAAGTCAGGTTGCCCAACGTCAATCTTGGTCCACTGCAAGTACATAAAGTGAGTACCAGTAAGGTAAGTGTCCACGCCTTTATTATTGAACCAATGACCGTTTTCTCTTTTGTTGAAATTTTCATCTATGTATTCTCCCCATTTTGTTTTGAATCCCTCAGGGTAATCCCTCCAATCAAAAATGCTTTTTATGCCTTTCAATTCTTTTGGGTATTCCTCTGGAGTCCATTTGTTAGTAGCTTTACTTAATTTGCCTGGAGATTTAGGCAACGCTATCTTTAGATTCTGTATCTTATAGATTTCGCCTATTTGCCCAGTTTTGCTTATAACAACAACATCATGGTCTTTGTTATAACCGTATTCCCATTTTTTACCTTTATTAAGACGAGTAATTGTCACTTGTCTTATAGGTTCTATTATTTGATATAGTTCTTGGGTATACATTATTTGGATCTATTTTCAGCAAATCCACCAAAGCTAGTAGTTTCAACTTCTTGCCTGGGTTTGTTTTCAAGGATTCTCTCTTCCTCTTCAATACGGTTAAGTATTTCGAACGCATCAAATATAGCTAACTTTTTCGTAGCCGCTGCGTTTTTAAGCCTGTCTGCGGAAATGTCATCGTCTGAATCCACGATGTCTTCTTTAGCTACCTTAATCAGTTCCTCTACTGCTCTGTGCCCAGCTCGGATTATATTCCTCTTCGTTTCCTTTATGTCCATATTTGATTGTAATTGAATTGTTGGGTACTCGGTATAACCTCTGCCCGTCTATAATAAATTCGTATTCCGAAGTAGGTATAAAGCCTATTAAAGTATCAACCCCTATGTTTTCGCTATATTTAATAAGCCCTATTAAAGGCTTTTCAAAGTCCATTGAAAACATTTTTGTTTCCTTAACCGGCATTACAAAGCAAAAACCTTCTAACGCTTTCCACTTGCCATTTCTTCTGTAAGCGTATATTTGATCTGGTTGTGCCAAATAGGTATCTTCAGTCAAATAGCTTTTACTATTCTTCTCTTTGCCTCTTACATCTCTAAATCTCCTAAATACATTGTGATGCACTATAACCTCATCACCTTCTTCTATTTCTTTATATTTCTCCGCTAATGGTAAACTTAAAACAATACCAACTCTATTCGAGTACTCATGGTTTTGTAATTCAGTATTAAGCAATAGTTCTTGTCCGTCGATAGTTGTTTGTCCTGTCGTTCTAGCACCTTTTGGCGATACTAAGTAATTAAATACACTCTGCATTTTACCATGCAATATTATACTCCACGGATATAGACATATTCTTGTTGAAGTCCTTCCACGGCATGATAACATCCCCTTTCGATATATAGATGGAGTACTTTGTTTCCTCTTCTATAATGTTCTCTATAGTATGACCACCATACACTTCCTGTCCAACAGTATAGTGCATGGCATCATTTTTATAGTCTTTGCCTACACTAATCTTTCTTATTACTTGCATTTTCTGTAAATTGGCCAGTATTAAGATCAATGCTCACATCGCCGTATTTAGCGGCAAGTATTTTTTGAGTGCTTTCTACTTCTTTTGTGAATACTAATATTTCGGATAGAAGTTTAGCCTTGTGTGCTTCAAGCCCGCCTATCTGCATTTGCGTTTCGTTTACTCGATTTACAGCTTCCCGTAATTCTTTTAATTCAGATTCGCTAAGCTGATTGCCTTTGACAACTTCAAATTCTGTGTAGTCTTTTTCTTTTTTCATTTAATTAAATTTAATTTTACTTATATGGAAACATCTTGTTTAACGTTTCTTTTCTTTTATCACAACCGCAATCCCATAGCAAAGCCTTAACAGCTTTTTTAATTCCGGTTGCGGTTGTAATTTTTTCTATTGTATCTCCTAATCCCTTAGTTTTCACTTTTTGAAGTAATCCATTTTCATAGGTGATTTCTTTTTAAAGAAACCTTTGTTTTTCATTTCGGCAGGAGTGGTAATTTGATCTTGGGTACCTGTAGGTAAATTAAATTCCTCTACGCCAACATCAAGAGCTTTACCTCTAGTGCTTCTGGTACTTCCAGCTTTTATATTCTGCCTAGATTGATTTGCAACATTTTCGGATTCGCTAGTAGCTACTCCTAATCTGTCATTAGCCTGATCTAATTTAGCTTTTATCCTTCTGTATTTTCCCGGGTTTTTTTCTTTATCTATGCCCGCTAATTTATCCGTTAATCTGCCGCTTTTTATTGCCTGTCTTTTTTTCTGCCTACCCGTAACTTTACTAGCTCTTATAGTCTGCCGTCTGTCGTAAGCAGATTGCGCGTCACCTTCGTTTTTTCGCTTAAGATCTGTAAGGGTTAGCTTTTTAGTTTCTTTACCTTTAACTATTTTATCTTCATTAAATTCGCCAGTACCCGTGGTGTTATCTGCTAAACCCTCTGCCGTAGGATTGTCTGTACCATAATTTTCCTGATTGTAAGCTTTTGCGGCTTCTCTTTGACTTGGGTCTAAATCAGTGTATAGTATGGTTCGCCTTTTTTCAGACCCCTTTTCGACAGTATCCGGCTCTTTCTGGATAGTTGTATTTGCTACCTGTACGTTACCTTTTTTGTTTACTTGAAGCTCCTTGTCTAACGCTTCATTTACATTTTTTTCAGCTTGACTTTCTTGCTTAAAAGGCGAAGACTTCATAGTATACCCTTTCATCTTACTTGGTGAAGGCATAGTGCGAGTCTTGTTATTTCCATCAACTCCAGCCGGTCCTACATTTAGTAAAGGCTCTTTTGTTTTGAACATACCGCTTTTGACGCGGGCTGTAATTGGTTTATTGTTCATCTGTATCTGTATTTGTTGTTTCTTCTGTTGTTTCTTCTGTTGTTTCATCTTCACCTTCACCTTTGCCGTTATTGCCGTTATTGCCGTTATTACCGTCAGGAACTTCTGGGTAAGTGTAATTACCTAAATTCGCTGCAGTAGGCTCTGGCTCTA